CCCGCATCCAATAATTGACGAAGAGCTGCAGTTGCAGTTCTAGACAGACCACCAATCATATGGATGAGACCAAAGCCGTAAAATCCTAGTCCCGGTAAAAACTTAAAGTGGACAAAGTATTGGATCTTCTCTTTCTTTGGATCTCCAATTTCGTAATTTCTTCTAATAGCTAAAACTTGTCTTGTAGCTTCTTCAACAGTTACAATGTAAGGAATTTTTATTCCTGATTGTTCACCCGTTTCTTGATCTTGATCTTCAAAACCTTCAAGGTCTAAATTAACATGACACTCTAGCAAAGTATAAATGTCATCGTCTTTAGATTTTCTTTGACCTTCTAGTTCTCGTTCTTTTTTCTCAACTTCGTTTTCTTGATAACCAGGTGTACCTAATTCTACATCTAAATAAAAACCTGCAACTTGTTGTTTTCTTAATTCGTTTT